ATTAAAGCAGGCAAAGCGGCAACGATTGCGCCCCAGATCGTTTTGGATTTTAGAAAATGTTTTTCGCTCATAAAAACTCCGTTAAGGCTGGTACTCTATGTGAATGTGTGTAGGCTCAAGGATTACATCATAATTACTGCCTAAACTATCGCTAATCTCGTCGCATATTTCGCGTCTCATTGGTTCGTGTGTTATGTTTCTAATCCTTAAATCAACAGCTAGACCTACATAATGAAGGCTATTTTTATTATGCGCCCCATCAGTAATGCTCGTCAATGTTAGCTCATAGCCATAGCGATGATAGATAGATTGGCTTACAATGATGGCAAGCAAGATTTCAGGTTTTAGCCCTGTAGGGTTAACGCCTTCTTTAAGCCTCATTTTTCAACCTTCTGTCTGCTGCTGCACCTGCTTTGCGCTGAGTGTCGCGCCATTTAAAACCGCATGGTAAAACGCCTTGTGGACAAGCCCTATTAATTGGTGTGTTATCAATCCTTAAATAATCATCATGTAAAAGACTATTGATTGATAGCCCTGCCTCTCTACATTCAGCCAAGTAACCCATCTCTGGTGGGTCAAGTAGAATAACTGTGTCGTTTCCTTCTATACCTACAAATGGGTGAGGTATTAGATTCATATCTGAATTTTTAAAGGCCATTGTGACTTCAAATTCTGCTGTTATTATTTCGCCCGTTTTTTCGTTTATCTCTTTTCTTGTTTTTATCTTTTTCCCTTTTATTGTTTTATCTGGCCTGATATCGGTCGGCCCATTGTATGCCCACGGCGGAGTAATACTGGTTTGAATTGCTTTAATTTGATTATTTGAATCCATTAAAACCCACGAAAAAAGATCAATTTGACCATCCCCCAAATCGTATGGGGGCGATGCTGTAACATAATAGGTTTCTGCATAACCTGTTTCAGAAGAAGATGCGCTCACCGTGACATAGCTAGCATAAGTGTCTAACCCCGATCCAGAAACGTCATTGGTTCTACCTCCCAGAGCTGTTATCGATACTGTACTTGATGTGCTGGCTCTGCCCCTTGGCACAAATCCATAACTCCCAGCGCTTGTAACAAAAGGGGTTGGTGTTGATGAGGTAGTTGAATCTTCTTCGCTCGATGTTTTTAGCTCATTTTGACCAACAGCACCCGACGCTATAGCACCGTAAGGTATAACATCATTATTTAAGTTAAACCCGCTTCCATCTCTTAAAGAATCAAAGTTATCTTTCATCTTTGTGAAAAAAGTAGCATCAAGTGGGCTATCTTGATCAACCTCGCCGCTTGTAAATGCTGAATATGCCATAATTTATACCTTTATGAAATTAGATAGCCTGTATCGCCGTTGATCATTTCGTTTGATGCGTTACCTATGAAAGCGTAAGTTTCTCTAGTCGCTACGCTTGCTGCGCTGTAGTCGCTCGTGCCTGCTGGTGCAATCAATCCGTATCTATCACCAACATTCTGACCTGTTTTAACAAGTTTATATCTGTACCTGTTGTTTTTTACCTGAGATTTTTCAATAACTCGCATTATGGTTTGTAGGTTGGTGCCGTCAGTGTCTTGGATCAAAGAACTGTCTATTGTGATCTCGTCGCCAATATTTACCGCTGAATCCTTAGCGTCAACATGGAATACAAATTCAATAGGCTCTCTAAGTCTTGCTAAAATGCGGCTAGACACTTTTGAAACTGTACCTGTACCAGTTTCCGGTACTGCATCGCCATATATTTTCAATACTTTTTCTTCACCCAGGTCAGTCTCAACACCCGTATCTATTTTAATATAAACAGAACCATAATTCTCAGCATCATCAGAACCTGTAGCATCAATTTTGTTGAAGTAATACCAAACAGCGCTTAACACCTTGCGCTGGTCTCTTACAAGCCTTATTTGTGCGTCTAGTATGTTTTCGTTATCGTTCCAGGTTGCCGTTGGTGTTCTAACTGGCCCAAGTGCTTTTAGCTTTATTTCCTGAGCTGCGTCATCCCACCAAACATTTAAATAATACTGTTTGCATATCCTATCAATGATTTCATCGACGCTTTCAGGCTCCACTACCCATAAATCGATTGTTTGTGACAAAAAATAAGTGTCCCGCTCATCATTCCAGTCACTATCTGGTAAATAGGTTGCGTGGTCTATGTCTGTGTAATCTTCAATAAGGGTTCTTATTGCGTCTATCGGGTTCCCGGTCAACCTTACAACACGCCGCGCCTTATCCCCTGCGCTGATGGTTTCTTCTGTTGTACCACCTAAACCACGGCCAGCCGCCACAATCGTAAATCCGTTAGTTTGTAGCGCTCTATACTCAACAAGCTCATTTTCAATAATAGCGTGGCCTGTTGTGCCGGGGTCAAAATTGTTGGTTGAATCTACTGTTACAACAGTCTCAGCAAATATATCAACGGTTGATATAACCTCAGCATCAGACGCCTTGGGCGCTTCGCTCTCTTTCAATCTCGATAGAACATCAGCCGCCTGTATTGTTACGTTTCCGTTTTGGTCTGGCCCGTCTATGCGCTTTAAAAAGTAGGTTCTTTTTTGAAAGTTTGAAAGGTTGAACGTGTCGCCTTTTTGATAAAATCCCACATAAACATCAATGACACGATTCAAATAATAGATGTTATTTGCAAGCAAACGTCCGAAATAAGTACCTGCAGAACCATAGGGAAAATCTTTACACCTTATTGATATTTCTCCGAGATAGCCAAGGCCGCCATCAGGTACTGCCCTCGATGGTATCCAGCTAATATCAGACACACATGGAAAAAAACCCTCTGTTGGTGGAATTTCGCCGCTTGCCAGCTCTTCATAACTGCCGCCGCTTATCATCGTATCAAGATTAAGCCTAACAATATAGGTTTCTTGCCGCGACAATTGCGCAATGCCGTTTGCGTAGCTCATTCGATGAAGCCTTGAAAATCAATTGATGAATCCATGTAGGCATACGCCACGACATTTTTACTGAAAGCCGGTTGAGGCACCCTTCTATCTAACCAACAGTAAAACGCCTCTCTAGTGCCTGCGCTGTCCCATTTCAAATACACTGGATAAGCCTTCAAAACAGCGACAAAAGCGGCCCAATCAGAGTAAAAAGAGCTGGCAGTATAGTAGGGTAATTGTAACCTAACTTTTTTCAACTTTGGCTTTACAGTCAAGCCTACAATATTTTGGCCTAGCGTCACATTGCTGGTTATCTCGTCGCTATCGGCAAATAATGGCGATATAAACCCGCCTTTTTGATCTCGCTCAAGCTCTAAGCGCTCACCAAGTGCAACATCAGTAAAATAAGCAGTTCCAGTTTGGCCGCTTATCTGAATATTGTAATACTGATATGTGTAATCACTCTCAAGCTCTAAAATAACCCGATCTGTGGTAGGCGTCACGCTGAAAAGCGTCGTGTAGCTCACATTGTCCGAGCTACCTCGCACTGTAACGGTTGCGCCCATGGTTGATAAATTATTGCGCCCAATGCCCAGCGCGTTGATCTTTTTGGCACTGCCGTAATTAAAAGTGAGGTTTCTAACTGCTCCGGTCAAGAATGTGGCGCTATCGCTTGAACGACCATTTAAAGCGCTGGCAACGGCTGAGCCGCTGGATTCATCAGTAACAACAGTGGCATCGCGTAAAATGTTCTCGTAAAGTATCGCACCCATTTACAACACTATCCTTACGTTTGCGTCTCGCTCTTCGTTAATTTGATCAACAATGCTGCGCACTTGGTTTTTCGTTAAAAAGGCTTCATCGTCGATACCTTCCACATTAATAAAAACCGTTTTGTTCTGTGGCTCGTCGTTTGCTGCGTCGGTTTCAATTGGCGTCTCTCCTGATCCTACAGAAACGCTTCCACCAGATATCCCTTGAGACGTTGAACCTCCACCGTATTGACTATCTGCAATTGCTTTTAACTGGCCGAAAGCTGTAACACCGGCTAAAGCGGCAAAAGCGGCCCCAAGTGGCGGCCCCCCTATCTTGTTTCCGAAAGCGTAAGCACCAAGAACAGCTTCTTTAGCTTTTATTGTTCCCTCAGCTATTGCCGCCACCTTGTTTATATTAAATGCCGCCCTGCTATATTGAGCTGCATCAGAAAGCAAATTCATACCAAATTGCTTACCTAGCTTTAATTTTCTGGCGTTGGAGTCTTTTAATATTCTCTCTTTGTCTTTTTCACCTTGCTCTATTATTCTTAATTGCTCTTCGTAAGCTTCTGCCTCAGATATTTTCCCAGAGCTTAACATCTCATCATTTATACGCATTTTCTCAAGCTGGTTCTCGGTCAAGATCATGAGTTGTTGTGATTCAAATCTTGCTATGTCGCCTAGCTTTTCCTCGTACCTTTTATTTATTAATTGCTGTTCACCCAAAAAACTCTCATCAATCAATGCTATTTTTCTTTCTAGCGCTTCCCTCTGTCGCTCTTCTTCTCTATCTATGCCGCCACCAGCCCCACCAACTGTGGGGATAAAATCATTAGGTGGGGTCGTGCTCCTTTTGTTTTCGGCTGTTTCCCATAGTTTTATGATTCTGTCTTCTGCCAAATCAAATTGCTCGTTTGTCCTGCGTGTAGCTTCTGCAAGCTCTGTCATTGCCCCAGATAAATCTCCGCTTGCAATCTCTTTTGCAGCAAACGCCAAACCGACAAAAGCTTCTGAAAGACCTGCAATTATACCAGTCGAGGCAATACCGGCTGTGGCCACGCCTTTAATGGTTGTTTTTATTCCATCAAACTCATCGTTAGAAGTCTTTAATTTTCCACCGCTGTCTTCGAAAACATTTATTAAATCTGTTATTGCTTCCGCTGCTGGAATTGCCGCCCGTGTCGCCAACCCTTGCAGCTTAAATTCCATTATGGTCATTTTATCGTTGAATTCAGCCGCGCTTTGTGCCGCATCGGTTCCGATGGTAGCGCCTAGGTTTCTCGCCTCTTGCCTTAAGGCCCTTATCTCTTTTGATCCACCTTGCATGGTTTGGATTAGCGCGACACCCTCAGAATCAAATAACTTCATTGAGAGTCTGACTTTATCCGAGCTGCTAGAAAGGTTGTTTATAGCGTCCGCTATGACTTCGAATTGTTTTTCTGGTGCGAGTTGGTTTAAGTCTCTAGCCGATAGATTCAGTTCTTTTAATGCTTTAACAGCCTCTCCAGTACCGTTTGCAGCTTCGGCTATCCTTCTTGTAGCTCTTTGCAATCCCATTTGAAGCGTATTAAAAGACACGCCGCCGCGATCAGCAACAAAAGCCAGCTCCGATAAAGCTTCGCTAGTGGTTCCTAGTCTTGCGGCTAACTTGCCCATCTTGTCTGCCGCATCTATTGAAGTTCTGGCCATGTTTCCAATAGCGCCAGTGGCGACAACACCAAAAGCAAATTTTATTGCTGCCGCTGCTTTTTTAGTGGTTTTTTCCATACCACTAATGCCTTGCTCGGCCTTGCCAACTTCTGATAAAAGTTGTTTCGAGTCTCCGGCTATCTTTACAACCAAGTTAGCTATTGTCGCCAATTCCAAACACCTCTTTTATTTTTTCAGAAAGCTCGTCCCTTTTTTTCTTTCCGAAAACAGGTATAAAATCACTAACTTTCGCATTTTTAGCGCCATTATATTTAGCTATTGTATAGCCGATAATAGCGCTTCTGTAGTCAGCTCTATCGTCTCCAAAAGGCTGTAATCTTTCATAAGCCATTGCTTCGGCTATGTCTTTCGGGCTCATTATCTTCTTCAATAACGGCACAGGCCAACCGACAGCTAGAGCGTATTTGTGCAAGAACATGGCCACCGGTCGGCATTTTAGTTTCCCGAAAGTTCCTCAATGTCTTCATTGCTAACGTGGTTCAAACGCTTGCAAACATCAAAGACTCGATCAAGTGCCGCCGCGCTCTTGCTACCCAGCGCTTTAACTTGAGCCTCGGATTTAAACATTCTATTTCCGTGCTCATCGACAACGCATGCCGCTACCATTTTAGCTCTAGCATTTTCTAGGTCTCTTTCAAAACCTTCGCCGTCTTCCTTTAGCTTCAGCAATGATATCTCGTAAGCGTCCTTAGCCTCTGCGCTCATTGTTGCAACTTCAACTTCACCGCCCCATTCTGGGACGCTTACCATTTCAGTTTTATAGTCTTCTGCGTTTAATATGTCATTTATGCTGAGCCTTGCCATCACTCCTCCTTTATTATGCCCAAGTTGCCGCGCCGCTGATTCTTAAGCTCACATTTAGAGGAACCCGGTCATCAATTCCAACATCAATACCGAACGTCTTCACGTAAGCGGAAAAACTGATGACAGTGTTTGCAGTGTCAGTTAATGCAAGCTCGAAATTCTCAAGTGTTCGAGCATCACGCGCTGTTCTTAATGCTGTTTGCTGGGTGTTCCCAGTGTCGAGGTTTAGCGTTACAGTAACCTCACCTTCATCTTTAAGACCAAGCAAGAACTCTTTACCAGTGCTAGACAGGTCTGTAATATCGATTTCAGTGCTCGAACCATTACCGACACCTGAAATGGAAACAACACGGCCAATAGCAGTGAAGACTTCCGGGTCTGCACCGTCACCTAAACTCAATGTGGTTCCTTGCGATTCAATTGCAGCCATTTTGCATCACCTCTTTATTTTGCTAAGTTTCAATTTAATTAATCTGGTAACTTCTTTCTCTAAATTCGCTTTAACTGTTCGCTCTATGGCTCTTTGTGCTGCTCTAGTGCCTATAGGGTCGAGTTCAACCCGTAATTCTTCAATAGGTAATCGCTTTTTGCCTTTGCGCTGCCATCTTGAAAACTTCCCATTTTGCATGGTGGCCGTGAAGCTTTTGCGATTCAAAGAACTGCTTTTCTTAATCTCTGTTTTATTAAATGCTTGAGAGTAGGGCACCGGCTTTGTTGTTCTCACGTAAATATTAGCAAACATCTTTTTTCGGCTTGCCGCTGCTTTCCTAGTTGCGCCTCGAACCCTACTTTTTGCAGCCCTTGGCTTAATTCCAGTGGTGGCCCTTATCGCCTTTCGCCCTTTGTTTCTTGCGTCTCTAGCCGTTCTATTGATGCCAGCAATTAAAGGCTGAGTGGTCAATTTTGTGGGCAATTCTTTTAATATCTTGTTAACTTCTGAAAAGTTTCCGCTGATATTAATATCCAAAATTACGCCTCTTTGCTTAGCAACGAATGGACATAGCCAACCTGGAACTGCATTGTGCAAACTGCTGTTTTTGTCTCGCTCTCACCGTCAATTTCTGGTGCGCTGTCTGATACCCACAAAAGCGAGTCCACATAAGACAGGCCGAGCCTACTGGACGCCATCATAGCAGCATAAACCTCGGCTCTGATCTGGTTTAACTGCGTTGTGTAACTGTCAGCCTTAACCAGTATATTGACGTTAACCGTTAGATTCGATTCAACATCAAAGATTTGCGCCGGTAAATCTTCTTTTACATCCTCACCCTGATCAATCGATATCATGGGCAAATTTTCAGGAGGATGAACCCTGTCACGCACCACGTTAGCGCCGGTCGTTGTCAATCCGTTTAGTGTGGTCTGAATGGCTGATAAAATAGATTCTACTCTGTGCATTTTTACAATATATCATATAAGTTTAAAGAAAACCGACCTGAAGCAACCGTGTTATTCTGGTCTGTATCCATGACAAAATATAGAACATCTCTCGACGATAAAGGGAAATTACAAGGGTCTTCTATATCTATTAATGTTCCTGATTGAGTGTCCAAAACATCTCTAAATATTTCAAAAGTTGACTCCACCCCCCTGTTCCAAACATAACTTTTGAAGGTTACTTTGGGGTTTGATCCGCTCAACTTGTTTGCTCTGAGTCTCAAATATTTTACAACTGGCGTTGCGTTGTCTGGTGCAAAAAATATTAATTGCTGAGTTGTACCATTTCCTGCCGGTATAATGGCCTGATCATTACCGCTGGTTGTGTTTGTTATTGTTATGTTATTCGCATTAACTTCGTTTGATCCTGTTGCGCTACAAACACACCCGTTGATACCAAGACCTGTAAAGCTTGTCACGTCTGAGCCTGTATTGCCAAGCGTATGAACTCCGATTGCAAGTTTTTCGTTTGCGTCTAAATAATAAAAGGTTAGCTGTGTTGCACCTGTTGTACCTAGTCCGTCAGTTGTGTTGTTGTAGGTTATAGTGAATGTTTCTGCTGTTTTCATTATTACAAAATTTGAATTTAACGCCCACAATGTCTGTTCACCAGATGCAGCAGCGGTTTGATCTCTGTAACCAAACTTATTCCATTGTGTTACGCCTGATATTAACCCTCTTGATATCTCGTCTTGAGATATCAATGGCCTAACTATTGCCTCACAATTGCGGGTCGTTGCCAAACCGCCCATATAACGATTATACATTTGTTACCCTGCAAACTCTAAGACGGCTTGAGACATCCCTGTGCCGTCGGGCTCC